TTGTCGAGGACGTCGAAGGTGGAAAAGATGGCCGTGACGCTGCCGGGCGGCGCGTCGGCCGGGAGTTGGAGTTGGAGCGCCTTGCGCTCGGGCATGAGAAACGCCCTCCCGGACCCCCAGGCGCTTGCCCTGCTAAGGGGGGTCGGGTGGGCGCTTGCCCGCTGCTCTTCGACTGCCGGGGATGTTAGCGCGGCCGGGGCGGCTTGTCAACCGGGGGCCGGGGCGCCGCCGCCTCGGCGGTCACGACGCGGCGATGGCGGGCGCAGCGGTCGCACGGGACGCGGAATTTCACGCCCGCCGGCGCATCGGTCGCGATCAGGAACCGGCCACAGGTCGGGCAGAAATAGGCGCGCATCAGGCGCGCACCGGCACGGCGGCATACTCCAACCGGCAGCGACAGTTACTCAGACAGGTGCGGCTGCCGGGGCTGCTGAGCGTGCCGACGGGCACCCAGCCCTTGCCGGTTTCCTCGAGGCAGCGGGCGCAATGGTCGCGGGCGCCGCCGAGCACGTTGCGCTCCTGGGTGACGCCGGCCGCGGCGCGCTGCTGGCGGCGCGTCTCCTGGTAGACGCCCCAGGCGGTGGCCGGATAGAGGGCGGCGCGGGCGGCAATCTGGGCCTCGCTCAGGGCCGCGGTCTGGACCGCCGCGGCGAAGCTCTCGAGGGCGGCGTGGCTCGGCGCGAGCAGGTCGGCCACCGCGCGCTGGACCGGGGCCGTGAGCGCGGCCCAGCCGCCGAGGGCGAGGGCCGCGGCACAGAGGGCGGTCAGCGTGGTCTCGTCGGCGACCTCGCGGGCCCAGCCGGCCACGGTGATCTCGCCGTCGACGAGGTCGGTGGTGTGATCGCGCACCTGGGTCTGGCCGACATCGATCAGCAGGGCGAGCAGGGCGAGGATCTCGGCCTCGGCGACCCGGTGGCCGTCCGCGTCGACGTACGTGCCGGTGGCCGGGTCGAAGTGGGCGGCGGCCATCAGGCATGCCCATTCGGCGGGCGGACGGGGCCGAGCAGGCCCTCCAGCCCGCTATCCTCGGCGACGGCGGCCCACAGCTGGGCGGCCTCGGCGAGCTGCGCGGGGCTGAACACGCCGACCGCCGCCGCGACCTTGGTGGCACCGGTCCAGGCCGCGGCAGCAGGAATCAGCTCGTCGGTCGGCACGCCCGTATCGACCGGCTCGGGCGGCGGCGGCGCGACGACCGGCTCGGGCGGGAGCACGTCGCGGGCCTGCAGCGTCTCGGTGCTGCTGATCGAGAACACGTCGTCGGCGTCCTCGGGCTCCTGGCCGACCAACACCCGGGCTTCGGCGCGCGTCAGGATGCCCCCCTTGAAGCCGCGGACGGCGCGCTCCATGAGCGCGTTATGGTCGGCCTGCAGCACGCGCACATCGTCGTAGTCAAAGGCCAGGCGCAGCGTGCGCGGATCGCCGAATTCGGGCACCAGGCCGAGCTGGAGGTCGGCGAGGAAGATGCGCTGCAGCGGAATAATGGTCGACTCGTAGGCCGCCTCGCGCGCCTCGGCGAAGTTCGCGAAGGTGCTGCGGTCGAGCCCGGCGCCGAGGCCCACCACCACCGCGGGCGTCCCGTAAATCGCCGTGATTCTTTCTTCAGGAATTCTCCGATGATCGCGCAGCTGCATCTGCTCGGGCGAGAACGACAGGACCGAGACGGTGGCGGGGCCGCGCAGGACGAGCGGCTGGCCACGCGACTCGCCGCCGAACCGCTGGGCGAATTTTTCTTTGATGTCCTGCAGTTCGAAGTCCGTCGGGCTGATGCCGGGGCCGGGGCTGATGACCACGCCGGGCACGCCGAGGTTGCGGAGCATCGCCGCGGTAAACTGGCTCGCCTCGTCGTCGGTGGCGACCTCGCGGAGCAAGCTGGCGAGGGGGCTGAGGCCCTTCCGGATGTTCTGGGGGTCGAAGCCGTCGCGGAAGTGGATCACGTCGGCGGGCGGCAGCACCTGGAGGTCGCCGTCGACCGTGTACTGGTAGTCGCGGATAAACGGCGGGCTGCCGTCGACCGGCCACTTCGGCTCGACATAGGCGGCCGGTAGCCACCACAGCTCGACGACGCGGCCGGCGGCGCTGCGGACTTTGTACCAGTAGGCATTGCCGTGCGTGAGGTAATCGGCGAGGGTGCCGCACCAGAGCTGCAGGCCCGAGTAATAGCCATTCGGCCGCTGGAGCAGGGCGGTGAGCGGGTGCTCCGGCACGGTGGCCCAATCGCCGTCGGCGTCGATCGTCTGCGTCTCGAGGGGCGCCTCGGGGAAGGTGCGACAGATCCAGCGAATGACCGCGGTGACGACGGCGTTGAGGCGCGATTGGGTGGTGAGGGCCTGGTAGGCATAGGCGGGCCCGCCGAGGGCGACGGACTGCCAGCCCCAGCGCGGGCCGGGGAAGTGCAGGCTCATCGCCTTCCAGGCCGCTTGCAGCCAGGCCGCCACGCGGTTCATCGCTAGACCGCTCCCCAGGATGCGCGGCGCGTATGCTGGACGGCTAAGGCGAGGGCGCAGACGCAATCGTCGGTGAGGCCCTCACTTGCCGCATAGTGTACACCCGTTCGGGTGTAGACGTACTCGAATTGCTCCAGCTCCTGCACGATTGGCCCGTCGGGGTAGTGGACTTCGCCCTGCTGGATCGCCACGGCGAGGCCCTCCATGAGCTGCTGCTTGGAGACCTGGGTAAACTTGAAGCCGGTCACGTTCACAACAGCACCAGCGCCACCGGGCGCAGCGGCGCCCCCGTCGCCTTCCGCGCATTGCACGATCGACAGGCGGGCACGACGTTGTGGATGCTGTGCCGGCCGCCACGGCTGACGGGAATCACGTGCTCCTGCTCCAGCCGGCCACGGGCCCCACAATACGCGCACCGGTGCTGATAGGCGACGAGCACCACGCGCCACTCGGCCGGCGTAATGACTTGCGGATCGCCGCGCAATCGGGCGCGACGATTGCGCACATAGCCGCGCGTGCGCTCAGGATGGGCCGCGTGCCAGGCATCAATCCGCGCCCGGATCGCCTCACGATTGGCGAGATAATAGCCGCGCCCCACCGCGCGCCAGCGAGCCGGGTCGGCCTGCTTGGCAGCACGTTTCCAGGCTTTCGACTCAGCACGGTGAGCGGCGGAATAGGCTCGGCCGGAGGCACGAATCTGGTCCCGATGGCGCTCGCGGTAACGGGCCGTCGCCGCACGGTGAGCGATAGGGTCTTTCCCCAGGCCATAGGTAGGCCGTAACGTTGCCAGTGGATCACCATGCTTACGCCAACGCGCCCAATGGGTAGCGCACCACCCGCGGGCACGTAAGGGCTGCTCACATCCTTCGATCGTGCAAGGCCTCATAGATAAGGCATCCGCTGGAGTTGTTCCACAATCGGATCTCCTAATCCGGTCTGGTCTGCCAGGATATGCGCATTATTATAGCGACTCGCAATGCTTTGAACACGGCGCATCGTCACATCCCAGGGACTTTGCCATCGTTCCATCGCCACGACGGCTTTAGTAGCCCGATCGATCACGATCGCCACGGTGTAATCGACCGATTTGGCTAAGTCGAGCCCCATTACGTAGTCATGGCCGGGTTCGGGCGGGGCCAACGTATCGGCAATGCACGCGTGGATGGCGGCGTAGCCGAACGGGTTCCCGGCGTCGTCGGACGGCTCGGCCTCGTACAGCTCGCGGTAGACGGCGGCGGGCAAGAGACGCGCGGCGTCGGCGACCTCGGCGGCCGTGAGGATGCCCGCGGCGACGGCGTCGGCGGCCGTGAGGCGCGCGTAGTGCCAGTCCGGCAGCAGGCCCTGCTCGACGCGGCGGGCGAGGCGATAGGCCCAGTTGCGGCGGCCCTTCACGTTGCCGATGAGGCGCGCGGGCCCGTGCGTGGCGGTGAGGGTGGAGCGCAGGGCATGCCAGGCTTCTTCGCGGGCGCGGGTGGCTTCGTCGAGGACGGCGGCGTACACGTCCTCGCCGTACAGGGCGTCGGGCTTTTCCGCCGTTTTGAACCAGAGCACGGGGCCGTGCGGCAGGGTGAGCGTCAAGTCGGTGTCGTGGGCCTGGGCGGTGCCGGCGGGCAGGGCGCGCTGGAGGCGGCGGTAGGCGATTTTCGTCTGCGCGTAGGTGGGCGCCACCCACCAGAACGCCTGGCCGCGGCGGCCGCGGAACGCCTGTTCGGCCAGCCAGGCGAGGCAGCCGACGGTTTTTCCCGACTTAGTGCTCGCCTCGCATATGGCGTATCGGGCAGGATTAAAGATGGCATCGCGCTGTTTGGGGTAGAGCCAGGGGCGGTGGTAGGTGAGGCTACGGGTCGCCATCATCGAGGCCGCGCGGGTCGTCGAAGGTGACGGTGATGGTCAGGGGCGCATCGGCGGCCGCGGCCAGCTCGTGGCGGTGGTACTCGCGGTAGACGCCGGGGCGGCGGGCTTTCAGCAGAAAGATCAGCAGCACGTCGCTGGTCTCGATCGCGCGCTGGCGAGCGACCTGCTCGAGAAACTCGGTGCCGGCCTCGAGGGCCTCGTCGTAGGCCGCCTTGAAGGCGGGGTCCGCGTGCAGATGGTCGTAGACGGTATGGCGATCGATGCCCACGGCCTGGGCGGCGGCGCGCACCGTCCAGCCCTCGGCAATATGGCCCAGGACGGTGGCCTGTTTCTTAGGCGTGAAGTGTGTGGGACGTCTCATGGGCGGGCTCGGGCAACGGCCCAGACGGCGCCGCCGACGGCGGCGAGCGTGAAGCCGGCGCCGAACACGAGTAACAGACAGTCGGGGATGGCGACGAGGGCGCCCGTCGCGAGCAGGGCGCCGAGGGTCCAGAGGGCGACACCGAACCAGGGCGAGCGGGTCATGGCGGCAGCTCCCGCACCCGGATGGCGCCGAGGAGGGCGAGCGCGAGTTGTTCGGCCTCCGAGGGCAACAGCAGAATCCGCCAGCCGAGCACCCAGGTCGGGAGATCGGCGGGCGGGACGTCGGGCGCGAGCGGGAAACAGAGGCGCACCCAGGCGCTGCCCCGGCCGGGGTCGATCTGCACCCCGCCGACGATCTCGGCGTAATACTGGTCGGGCATCACGGCGCCTCCAGGGCGGCGGCCAACTCGGCGGCAGACGTGACGACGAGCACGCGGATACCGGCCGCCTTGGCGACGAGGTGCCACGCCTCCTGCAAGCGCGACAGGCGGCCCCCGGGCGCCTTCAGCTCGACCCAGTAGGCGCCGGCGCCCGGGCGCATGATGTACAGGTCCGGCACCCCCGGGGTGATTTTACTGGCCCGGCTTTGCTGGAGGCGGCTGACGTGCCAGTGGCGGGCGTGGAGGTAGGCCATGCACGCGCGGTCGACGCGCTTTTCGGGCGAGTCGCGGCGATCGGCGCGGCCGGCCGTCGGCCAGACGGTCATCCGTCCGCCCTCTCGCCCAAGACGTCGAGCGTGGCGAGGGCGGCCTGCAGGGCCTCGCGCGCAAAGGTGGCCCCGGCGCTGCCTGGGACGGCGGCCGCCATCGACCGCGCCGCGGCCACCACGGGCGCGAGCCGCAGCACGACGGCGAGGGCGCGCTGCGTGTCGCAGGGCGCCTCGGGAGCCGACCAGGCACAGGCCGTGCAGAATAGCCCGGGCGCCGCTTGCTCCAGGTGCCGTGCAAGCGCCTCCAGCCCCAGCACGGCGAGGGTGGCGCGGTCGTCAGCGCTCACGGCTCGGGGACCAGGCGCGGGCCGGCAGGGGCGGTGGCGGCCTGGGCGAACAGGCGGGCGGCCTCGGTCGGGTCGCCGCCGGCGACTGCGGGCGCGGGGGGCGGCGGGTGGACGTGGCCGGACAGGCGATCGAGCAGTTCCAGCTGGCCGAGCTGCTGGTGCAGGGGTGGCACGGCGGCCGTGAGCAGGGCTTTGACCGCGAGGATGGCCTCGAGGGTGAGCGGGTCGTGGGCCGCCTGCAGGCAGGCAATGCCGAGGTGGAAGAGGCCGTCGCGACAGTCGGCGGCGACCTGTTCGGGGGTGGGGCGGGCGGTGGTGTGCTGGGGCGGCGTGAGCATCAGCGTTCTCCTTTAGCCGGCCTGGCGGGGCTCCTGCCGATAACGGCGCATATAACAGGCGCGACAGATGGGCACCGAGCGCGACCCCGCGTTGAGCGCCCAGCGGCGGCACTGGCCGCAATAGGCATAGCGGCCGCGTTGATACTCCTGGTAATAGCAACTGCTACAGAGGTCGCGGGCGGCAATGGGGCGGGCGCGGCCACAGCGGGCACAGACGCGACAGCGCGGGCGACGGGCCGCGGGGGCGTGGCGCGCGTCCAGATTGACCCGGACGGCCCGGAGCAGCCAGGCCTCGAAGGTGAGCCCGTCGCGGCGGGCTTCGGCCACGACGGCGGCCCAGAGCGCCGGGGGCCAGTCCAGGCGGACGGTTTGCGGCATCAGGGCCGCCCCCGGGGGGCGGCCGGCCGCCAGGAATCGGGCGAGCGGGCGCGGGTCGGGTCGTCGAGGGGGGCAAAGACCGCGCGGTGGCGGGCCTCCACGGCCTCGGCGGCGGCGCGGGTGGGGTAGCCGCCCCAGATAGGCGCGCCGTCGGGGCGCTCGAGGCGGACGTACCACTGGGCGCCTTGCCGGTAGATAGGCATTAGACCTCCCGGTGCGCAAGATGGGCGCGGATGGCGGCGAGCAGGAAGGGCTTCCGCGGCGTGCGGGTAATGCCGCGGTCGACGCGGTAGACGTAGAGTAAGCAGCGGTGACAGAGGCCGTGGCCGCCCTGGTGGCTCGGCGTGAGCAGGCGGCCGCAGACGGCGCACTGGAGCGGCCGCTGGCGGGCATAGAGGGCGGGCGGGCGTTCGCGCCCGGTGCGGCGCAGGTACATGGCGCAGACGTTGCAGCGGCCGTGGCGCCGGTTGCCGCCGGGCAGGGTCTCGGCGCCACAGATGCGGCAGGGCCAGGCGTCGGCGCGGGGCATCAGGGCCGCCCCCACAGCTGCCGGGTGGGCACCGGCGGGCCCGCAGCGGCGCGGCGGGCGGCGCGGCCATAAGCGGCGTCGTAGCCGGGGTGGCGGGCCTTGAAGGCGGCCTGCCGGCAGCGGCGCGAGCAGTAACGGCGCGGCTGGACGTGGGCGCCGCGGCCGGACGTGTAGGTGGCCGGGCAGGGCGTGCCGCAGTGGGCGCAGGCGATCATCGAACAATCGCTCCCGTCGGGTACTCGCGCGGCCGCGTTTTGAGATTGGGCTTGACGTAGATCTGGCACCCGGCCGCACGGGCCTGGGCCATGAGGTGCTCGACCCACTCCCACGGGGGTTGGAATTCGGGCGTCTGTGTACTCGCGCTGCACCCACCGATCACGACCCAATCGAACATACTGAGCGACCGGAAGGTGAGCCGTTCGAGAAGGGGCTCACAGCTTAACCACTTCACGCCGGCCTGGACGCCGGCGAAGGCCCGCTCGGCGGTGGCGACGCGCGCCTGTTTGTCGACAGTCGTGCCGACCCAGGCATTCGCCGGCCAGCTCTGCTCGGCGAGGCGCTGCGGGAATTTCGTCAGGAACAGAAAATTCCAGGCCGTAGCATCCTCCACACGATCAAACACCGCGTCGATCCAGTATTGCGGCACCCACTTTCCGAAGAGATCGGCCATCGAGCAGACGAAGACGTTATGCTCGCCGATGTCTGCAGGATCGGCGTCAGGTACCGGCGTGTTGTATGGCGCCTTGAGGCGCCCGGGGTAGAACACCGGGGTAAAGCGGTCGGCGGGCTCGAGATAGGTGTAGAGGCGTTGTGCGATGTCGCGGGCGTAGCAGTAAGGGCAATCGTGCTCGCAACCGGTCACCGGATTCCAGGTCCAGTGTGCCCACTCGACGTGCTCATCCGTGCGGTTGAATTGGCTAGGCGTACCGTAGTCCTCAACGGTATCGCGGAGGGTCATCTGTAGGTCGGGATGCAGGCGGTTCCATTCGGCAAGCGTGATCGCGTGCGGGCGTGGCGTGGAACGCTCGATCTGAGCAGCGCCCTCCGGCACCTGCTGCATATCCTGCACGGCAGCGGTAACACGCGCGGCGGTCAAGCGATGACCGTTGGCATC